TTCCTCATGTATACTTCAACTGCTTCGTGGAAGTCAGTGCCACGGGTAGTTGCTTTTTTTGTGATTTTGTTTGCTTCCTCTATACCAACTCTCTTTCTCCACTTAACAAAGATTTCTCTGTTATAAAAGGAAGTTACAGACGTAATAGAAGGCACCCAGTCTCCACTAGGAACATTGTAGAGACGGATGCCATTCTTATTTTTGCAATTTAATTCAATGTCACCTAAGTAATTATGATGAATAAAGTTCATAGACCAAGTTCGTTTTTAGCAAGTAGATATTCTTTACAGAGACCAGAGCGAACGATATCTTCAATACCAAACTCAATGATATCCATTGAAGGCATGATACGTAAAACTCTCATGAAGTCTGCGATACCATTCTTCTCATTCTGTTTTGTTAAATCAGTTTGAGTAGCATCACCACAGAACATAATCTTAGAGTTTTCACCAACACGGGTGATGATACTATCCAGTTCATGATAGTTCAAGTTCTGGAATTCGTCAACAATGATGACAGCATTATCAAGTGTAGTACCACGGATGAATGATGTAGACCAAAAACTAATCGTTGTCTGTGCTTTAAGATTACCGTAAAGCATTTCAAAGTCTGATTCTGTAGGCATTTCAAACATATACTTTACCATATTCTTATATGGAATTTGGTAAAGAGAGGACTTATCCTCATGGTCTCCGGGTAGAAAACCAATTTCTCTTGTGGCAACCAGTGACCTTACAAGATAAATTTTCTCATAAGGAGTCCTAGTATCTAATACATCTCTTAGTGCATTGTATAGGGTGATAAAAGTTTTACCCGTTCCTGCCGCGCCGTAAGCGACAATATTCTGGTCGTTCTTATAACAACGAAAAAGTTCTGCTTGATTATCTGTAAGAGGATCTATGGTCCTCATCAAGTCTAAATTAATAGGTTTCTTTCTTTTCATTTGTTTATTACTCATTCCGAACGGTACGGGAGTCTTCGATCTTTTTGCGGTCATAAGATTCAGAGTGGTTTGACTGTGGATCCTGGTTGTTTTGATACCTGATGTAATACATCATTCCACCCTGGATGAGTCTTCTTCAGTTTATCTTGGAAGTCTCCTACTTCTCCGATGCCCGGAAATGTAGTTGGGTCAGAATAATCTCTATCCCACTCAGGGTTATCAGTCTTCCATTGATCCCAATCATGAACACTCATAGCAATTTCTTTTTGTTCACCTGTCTTCTTATTGATAATAGGATACGTAGCCATAAATTACATCACATACAACAATATTTATTATACCCACTCCATTGCTTCAGCAACGGCAGGGAACTGTTCACAAAAAACACGCTTGGCATCTAATGCAATGTCCATATGCTCCTTCTGTGTGCCGTTTGAAGAACGCAAATCGATATAATGGATCCACGACCTCACAGAACCCGTCATGTAGATTTTAGTGGGCACTGCCAAGGGAAGCACAAAGCGAGCACACTCTTTTGCAATAGACGCATCAAGCATTTCTTGATACAGTTTCATTCCTTCCTCAAAGTGTTTTTGCATTTTGATTTGGAAGTCTTGACGGACAAACGGGTCAATGTCATCAATAGAATTCTGACGATTTTTGGTGTCTTGTCTGCGTAGTTCAGGTAGAGGGATCGTCTCCGCGAGTAAGGAAGAATCAGCATAGCGTTGTGAAAACTCTTGATATGTGAAGGACCTATGACGAAGCACTTGAGCTGCGATACCCCTTGTAGTATTCAACTCTAACGTCATATATGCCTGCTCAAAGATGCTCCAGTGCTGATGCTTCACGCAATACTTAAGCAGTCCAGAGAACTTCTCATTGTCCTGGTTGTTTGGATTACTCACCCTGGCACAGTATGCCATGTGCTTCTCCGCATCAGGAGTTACGCTAATTAGATTTACGCTGTTCTCTTTCATCTAGTGTCTCGTTAATAATGTCTTTTAGTTCTTGTCTTTCTAAATCAGTAAAGACATTTCGTTTTGGTATTACCAATGGTGGATATGTTCTCTTTGATTTTAGTTTACCATCACTAGGCAAACTCATTCCCTGTGTATCTATCTTATCCATCGCTTTCCTCATAAACTTCGTCGTAATCTGAAATGGGTAGGTAGTAAGATGCAGGGTCGTCAAAATTCTCTTGAGTTGTAGCATATGCATCTACATCTGAATACAATTCAGACTCTAGGTTCTCTATAAGAGATTTTAGATTACTCACAATCAGTTTGAGTTTTTCTTTGTCCATAGGAAGCACATACTCAAGGGTATTATAGCACAAAAAAAGCGGGGTAGCAACCCCCGCGAAAAGTTTAATTTATTAAAATCCTTTTACAGATTCTTTTACATATTGATTGTTTATCGTCACAGTCTATAAGACAACTATAATAATCATTTAAGGCGTCAGACTCTTCTATTGAACGGTTTAAGGTATGAGTCAGTCGTTCTACGCTTTGTTTCCAACCTGCTAACTGATTATAGGAAATGAGATTGTGCATAATATCCCCCATTATACGAATATTTACTTTTGAAAAAATGATATAGTTAATTTCATATCATAAGCACCTCTGTTCTATCAGTATTTAGGTTACTTTGTGTTTATTCACTAACATTTGTTAAATTGATAGGTAAATACAAAAAAAGAGAGGGTTTGTAGCCCTCTCCGCAATGTAAGTTAATAAATCACTTAGCGTATACTTGTCCACGATAGCAGAATGTACCGTGAGTCTCCTTTGATTCTACACAACGTGTGTCATAATCTACACCGCGATATGTGGTGTGGTTAATCTGTGCGTTGTGAAGTGCAGATGCCTTATTGATCTGCTTTCGGATTAGATTAAGTGTGTTCATTTTGTTACTCCTAAAGTAATTGGATTTTTAGGTCCGTTCCTTTAGTCGTTTGCGTCCGTCTGAAGACGGATGAACGATCCGTTCCGCGACTTACTTGCGTCTCACTCTAGAGTGAGATGAACGTATGGTAATTATACCATATATTATTTATATTAACAAACGTCTTGTAACATATGTTACCGTTTTCTAAGGTATCCTAGAATCTCTTTCCTAACTTCCATTAGTTCAAGATAACAGTCTTGGTTATGAGCATCACCTCGTAGTTCGTGGTCAGGTTTGATAACACTTTCTATGAAGAGATTGAGTGCTCTCCTACGTTTAGCATCTTTGGAAATATCATTCATAGAACTTCTTTTGTTTTAAGGTACTGAAGTGTTTCTTTTATACTACCAATATGTTTATATCCAATAGCTACCTGAGGGAACTCTGCATCTGAACCAAACTCAGCAGAGAACTGTGAAGTAGTAAAGTCTTTATCCAATTCATACTGATGAAATTCTTCACCAAGACTCTCTAAAAGATGTGTCATACGTTGACATTCTTGATTTCCATTGGAATAAATTACTGCTCGCATTAATCGGTCTCCCTAGATTTGCGGTTAAATTTAATTATATACTTTTCATATTGAGCATTTTCATCACCGTAATCATAGCAATTAAAATGCTCAAGACTGCCACCAAGTAATCTCACCACATTATCTAGTTGCCATCCAATAGCAAACTTTTTAAAAGTATCATCAATTCCTTTTGATGATCCTGGTTCATTAAAATTATCCATTGTTCTTTTTTATCCAGCAAGGTTTACATAACGAATTTGTCCAACTACCATCAGGTGCTTGATGACCTATCTGAGGTGCTTTGTTCGCTGGGACCATTTTACCACACTCAACACATTTTGTCTCCCACATTTTCATAATGTTCTTTCTAATCTAGTTTCTGCTTGGTCTGGGAAGTCTCTAGGTCTACTGTCAGCAGCATTATCAGTCCTAGGAGAACCTTCGTTCTTCTTCATAGTATGTTGATAGTTGGGTCTTGGGTATCTAATAATAAATGGGTCGGGCATCCAGTAGGTTACCTGCCATTCTTGATGGGGACATAACTCAAGATGCTTCTCTACAGTGTGAGAGAAACTACCGAGTTGAATATACCCATCGTGACTGACACATCTTCCATCGCCAGTGTCAACCAAGAACATCATCTTACTGCTCATAAAACTTTCTGTTCTGGGTTAAGATTTTTTACAAATTGCACAGGATCAACTTCAGACTTATGAACCCAATGATAGCGCATACATTCAAAGATAGGATCCCAGGTCTGGATACAAACATAATCAATCACGTTGTCTCCAGTCATCAGGTCTATCCTGCTGGAACCAGTCTTTAATATCTTCCGCACTATCAAATCCCCTTCTATGATTGGATGGGTCGGGGTCTCCTAGTCCCATCCTATTCAGAAAATCATCTGTACTACCTTCCTCAATATTTTGAGCAGCTTGACGACGTGCTTTTTGCAGCCAATCTCTAGCAAGTGTATGGGACTTAGCAAGTTTCTGCACCCATACCATATCATCTAATTTAACCTCTTCTCCATTTGCAATTTTTTTGCAAATAAATTCCAGTCGTAGTCTATATTGAGTAGATAACATCTTAGTTACGCAAATCAGATAGGATCATCTTCAACTTCCTTTACCATTTTACTAATTAAATCTTCCGTTCCATTCATAGTCTTAACGGCAAAGATATTAGACTTTTGATATTTCTTTAGATGCTTATATTTCTTCAGAAGTTTATCAATGTCCTCTCTAGGCATCTCAACCTTAACATCAAAACCATCGCTCATCTTTTCTTTCCATCATTTTTTGGTTTAAATCCCCAAAGTTTAGGATTCATTTGTCCATATCCAAAATCCATCTTTTTAACTGCACCAGGACCATACTTATCATAGTACATATCAAAAAGTTGTGATGTCTTCTTACATCTAGTCAAATCAATCATCTCTACACCATCAACAACATACCAGATTAGTATGGCATCATTGGGGAGAGATTTATCATTTGCTTTTTCTAAGGTAGTATTCTCTTGCAGAATCTGACACCCATAATCGGAGGGAGTAATATTGTTTCCAGTATCCTCTCCGTTAACCATTTCTTTCTCCTGTTCTACTGCTACTGTCATCCGCGACCTCCCCATTGGATATCAGGATAGGCTGTCTCAACGACATCTTTGGTTATCTTATATTTAGTTTGCAAAACTTTATCTTTGACTAAACAAAGAACCTGAGATTCCTTTGGGTGAAGTCCCCTCAGTAAGTTGATAAACATCATTTCTCTACGAGTCTTGTTTAAAGAATCATTACCACCTTTTATATAATGATAAAGGTTTTGCCATTCTCTGCGAAGAGAAGTTTTACCTCTGCCATCCAAATCTTGACCGGTAGCAGATTCACCGCCTTTTGTTTCTTTATCTAAGTTTTCAGATAAACTTCCACTGTAAACCGATTGGTCTTCGATGTCTCCATAAGGAACTTCACCTTCAGGCACCACTGACACAACAGTGTCATCAAAGTTCCAGATGAAGATTGCCTTAAGAGCATTGTGCTCATATTCTTGTAGAACTTCTACTTTTTTTGCTTTAGTTCTTTGCTTACTTGCAAGTTCCAGAACTTCAAATACAAACGGGTTTTGTGGGAGAACTTCGTTCTTAATCGTCTTCGTTGTCTTCGTCGGGCTCATAATCGTTTTCAAATCGTACTGCTAAAATTTCATCAGGTAATACATTTCCGTTTTCATCAAACATCTCTGGATGCATATAAACAGATTGAGTTTGATAAAAATGATCCTTTGCTAACCATCCTACTACACCTCCAACAAAAAAGAACATTATTGAAATGAGTGTACTGATGGTGAGAGTTACTGCTAACATTTCGATTCTCCTACTTTTTTCTAATGTCCAAGTAAAAGTTAAAGTGTAAAACAATTTCTCTTCGGAGGAAGGAAACCATTTTTCCAAACTTCACTTGAAAAGTCTTTGGTGGTTCTTGCTTCCTCCTATTTCTTAGTAGCAATTCTACTCCCCGATTTATATGGGGTTCATCATTATTTAGTTTGTCTTTTTCATCGTCTTGGTTTTCTGCCATAACTACACTTCTAAGAACTTAGACTAATTTTTGTTCTCTTAGATGCTTGACTGTTTCAGTACATCCACCAAGAACTTCTTCTCCAAGAATTACTCTAGGGAAAGTTGAACCTTGACCAAACTTTTCATAGAACTCTCCTCTCGAAAAGTTTTCCCCAAGTTTGTAGACTTCATAATCCAACTTTGCTAACTGTAGCACCTGCTCGACCTTGACGCAATAAGGACAACCGTCCCGTGAATAAATTTTGTAAGTCATAGTAATTTTATTTAAGGATAAAAAAAAGAGACCCTGAGGTCTCTGTAGTATATCAATCTTTTTCTTGTTTGTAAAGGTCTTCTAGACGTTCTCTACTAAGATCAACATACATCACCTCTTCACCTGCTTCAGGTGCCTCAGGGTGCTTTGGTCTAGATGGTTTGGGTTTCATATCCATTGACATAATATTAGACCACATCATTGCGAATGCAGCGCCACCAATAAGTGCAAAGCATACACCATATACAAAAACTAGATAATGATTCATGCCTCACCTGTGGTTTGAATTGCTGCCATTGTGTTGTGAAGTTCTCCAATATCACGGAGACCCTCAACGCTAAACCAAGGGGAGTTAGCCCAACTAAATCCTTCACCCATGGTGCTATCGGGTGCTGTGATATACCAGTGACATGCTGTGTCTGGTACATCAACAGCACACTTACTCCAGTCATCGCTCCATTGTGGAACTTGAACCCACATGAGAGCAGCAAACATAATACTGTATAGTGCTTTAATCATTTGTGAGTCTCCGTTTTATGAGATGGTCTATTGAGAAGTTACCTGGACCACTGAGGACGATACATGCTGCACCTCCCCAGTAAAGAACTAAGAGTTCTAACAAGTAAATGTTAAATCCAGATGTAACTAGAGCATGATAAATTGCGAATGATATTGTACCTAAGATTGCCAAGGCACCCAGACGAGTGCCAAGTCCACAGATAACCATCCAACTCCCGATGACTTCAGCAAATGCTGCGAAGTATGAGGAGAAGATTGGGAATGGAAGATGCAATGGTCGTACAAATGCATCCGCAAAGTTTTCAATGTTCTCTAGTTTCTCATATCCATGATGGATAAGCATGGTGCCTAACGCTATACGAAGTAGTAAGAATCCTAGAGATTGAATCACAATGCGTTACCTCTTGGTAGAACTTCTTCTGGGAAGATGAACTGTTCATGTGGTTGATCAACTGGTGCCAACCATGCACGGAGTCCTTCATTCAATAGGATGTTCTTGGTATAGAACGTCTCAAATTCAGGATCTTCTGCTGCTCTTATTTCTTGGGAGACAAAATCGTAAGCACGAAGGTTAAGAGCAAGACCAATAATGCCAATGCTGCTGGTCCAAAGACCCATAACAGGAACAAAAAGCATGAAGAAATGTAGCCACCTTTTATTACTGAATGCAATACCGAAGATCTGCGACCAGAATCTGTTCGCTGTGACCATTGAATACGTTTCTTCTTCTTGCGTGCTGTCAAATGCTTTGAATGTGTTTGCTTGTTCGCCATCTTCATAAAGTGTGTTTTCTACTGTAACGCCATGGATTGCTGATAGCAATGCTCCACCTAGAATACCAGCAACTCCCATCATATGGAATGGGTTGAGCGTCCAGTTATGGAAGCCCTGTAGGAAGAGTAGGAACCTAAATATCGCTGCAACACCAAACGACGGTGCAAAGAACCAACTGGACTGTCCGAGTGGATAGATGAGAAACACACTGACAAAAACAGCGATAGGCCCAGAGAACGCAATAGCATTGTACGGACGGATACCAATGAGACGTGACAGTTCAAACTGTCGTAGCATGAAACCGATTAGGGCGAAGGCACCGTGTAGTGCCACAAAATTCCAGAGTCCCCCAAGTTGGATCCACCTGACGAAATCCCCTTGAGCCTCAGGACCCCAGAGAAGAAGAAGAGAATGACCCATAGCGTCAGCTGGAGTGCTAACTGCCGCTGTAAGAAA